TTTACCTCCTTTTTAGCTTCTTCTTCTGCTTCACATATATCTTTCCAATTCTTTTCTAGATCTCTCTGTGCTGCTTTTAATCTCGTTTCTGCTGTCAGTGCTTTCTTTGCATGTCCCATTGCTTCCTTCTGCATGTAGTTAGCATTTTCCTCTGCAATACAATGCCAGACTTCAAAGCACTCTCCAGTGATCTTCCTGGATTGATCATCTTCTTTTCCATCCCATTCTTGAGTCTCTGCTTCACAACTACTTTCTTTTAATACTTTATATCCACACCATCGATCATGAACATTTTCTAATTCTGACGATATTTGATGTTTTAAATCTTTTATAGATTCAAATAGTTCTTTTCTTTTGGTTTGCAATTCAGATAGTTTTGGTTGGTTTTTCATTGGTTTTTGTTTGGGTAACGTGGTTTTAAGTGATGTTTTTGCCATTCAACTGATGGCATATCTATCCAGACTCTTTCAGATTTTTCATTCAAGTAAAACCTTCTAGTTCCTTGTCCAGAGCCATTCAAGATGATTTTTCCATTCATGATAATTTTCCATTCAAATTGACATTCATGATTTTGCATTCATGATTTTGCCATTCATGTCTATTCCTAGCCCATAAAGTGCATTCATTTTTGTCTTAAAATCGCATTCACTAATAAGACCATTCATATGATCTTGTATTAGTTGTTTAGCATTAGATTCTTTATATATAAGGCCATCAATTACACGTTCTTGTAATTGTTGCCTATCCAGTTCGGACATAGTAGACATAATAAAATAGTGGATAATTAGTTTAAGGCTTAATCTTCTATAGTTCTTTTAAATCTTTCAATTCTTACCTTTAATTGTTTTTTATGAGCGCATTTTATATTCTCTAATAATTCAGATAAATAATCTGACCACTCCTCCCAATGTGAATAAACATCTACATCAATTCTATAGGCTTTAACTAGCCAGTAATAAGGATATTCTTTATAAAAAATATCGTCTTGTTCCTCTTGATTGTTTAGAGCAGTTTCATGAATGTCGGACATAGTTGGTTTTAGTTTTGGTTTGATTAATTCCCAAACTTGTTTTGCTTGGTATATATCCATTATAAAGCCTATAGATAAACTATAGGCTAATAGTTTAGATAATAGTAATATTAATTAATAAACGATTAGTTTAGCAATTAATACGACAGTCGTTACGACAGTTAATGACTCCTAATAGTATTAGCACCCTTTAATGCCTTAGCAGCGATCTCTATTTCATCTTTTATATCTTGCCTTTCTTCTTTATCCTCACTCAATACTAACCTTTCTAGATTGTCATGTATTAACCCTATTCCCTTTCTAATTACTTCCTTTTTATTCTCTAAAGTCTCATAGTCTCCTAATTGAGGATCATTTAGAAGTAGAAACCATCTTTGCGCAGTTCTTAAAGTTACGCCAAATCCACCTTTTTTCTCAGGTTTAGCTATTTCTTTCTTAATATCTGAATCAATTAATCCATCAACTTTTTTTTCTTCTATAAAAAGTTTGATTTCTTCTTTTAATTGGTCGAACTTTTGAGCATTGTTCATAGTATTAATGTTGGATAATGGTTACAGGTTTTGAATTGCCATCACATAAAAAACATTGATCACAACTGCTAACCCTATTGGCTTCTAAACTTGACGGACATACAATCTCTTCCTTTAACTTAGGTTCTTCTTTTTTTCTTACTCTGAATGGTTTCCATCCATGACTAGTAGCTTCAATATAATCCTTCATTCCATCACAACTTGCCATTACAGTCCCTTTTAAATCACTTGCAAAATCTTTACGCCATTGATGAGTATATCCCGTGTGTAATTTTTCATTCTTTTTTGCATTCTTATAAACTTCCTTCAATGCTTTATTCCATATATAAAAAGGAACCATTGCAGGATCACCAAAGCTACCTAATCTCAAATATTTATTATTAAATATATTCCAATTATCTCCTATATATTCATAGCCTTTACCATTACGCCAACATTCCCAAACTGATCTAGGGCCTTGATATACCCTTACATAACAAGTAGCAAAACCATTTTCTTTAGGGTTTGAATAGGATGCATGGCAACAATCACCACAAACTGATTCTCCATAGGCTTTGATTTTAAAAGCTTTATGTGGTGCTAAGTGCTTATATAGAATCCAGGACTGCAAAAGATTACCTGTCTTATCATTATCTGTATTTTTTTCAAAACCAGTAACAATAAGTGCAATATCTAAAGCGTTATTTATAGGGCTCTTACCCTCCCATAAAATAAAACCATTAGGATTCTTTTTTTTCTTTTTTAATTTCATTCTTTTGTTTTAATTGGTTTGTAAATTCATTAAATAGTTTTTTATTTAATCCTTTATCTAAATGCTTGCAAGTCTCTTTATAAGCTTGCTTAGTTCCTATATCACTTATAGAGAAAGTTTTACTTTCTCCACTTGCATTGATTACGGTAATTGTTGGTTTATTCATAATTCAATTACTGTCATTTTTGCGTTATTCTTACCGTAATAAACTTTTATATGACTATATTTTTCTCTCAATAAATCGGTTTTATTACATGGTTTATTATCCCATGGGTTTCCATATTCCCTTATTAGGAAGTCTTTATCATTTTTTAAGTGTTCTGTAACTTCCTTCTTATTCTTCAACACTGTCATGTATTGAGTAACTGTTAATAATTGCATAATAAAAAAAAAATTAGTTTAGGTTTTTGTTTAGTGGTCTTACACCTCCTAACCAAAAATGGATGTATGGATGCCACTATTCACTTTTTTTTATATATTCCATTGATTTATTAAAGTCTTTAAAATTATCTTAATAGCTTCCAGTTCATTACATTCTAAAATATTCCTAGTATCCCTTATTAATTCATTATATCTTTTTTCTTTATTATCAGGATCTAGCTCCATTTCCAGGCCGGCGTTTAAAATCATTGTGTTCAATGTTCGATCTTGCATGATAAAAAAAGTTAGTTTAGTTTTTGGTTAGCAGTCTTTCAACTGCTTTATTTCTTTTATTCTTTCTATTACTTCTGCTTTATTCAATATTCTTTCCTCTTCATGCAATATCTTTCCATTAACTGTTTTAAATGTTTCAAAATATCTTTCATCAGAATGATAACTATGAGCATGCCTTGCTACGCTTAAACCATAGCCATTTTTAAATTTAAACTTCCATATATACCCTACATCAGTCCCTTTATTATGCTTTATTTCATCACATTCTTCTTCCCAATCAGTCCAATAAAATTTTAATTGAGTACTTCTTTTTTTTAAATGGTTAACTCTATTTTTCATTAACATATGAGTGTTTTTTAAATCCTCAATAGTTCCCTTTTTTAATTTTAATTCTTTCCAAAAATCAGAATGTATTAAATGTTCAATACATTCTAGATTCTTAGTTAATCGGTTTATTTCATTTTTCATGATTTTTCTATATAAAAATCTGATTCTTTACCATTTAAAGTTTTACCATCACGCCAAGTTAAGCCGATACAATGATCGTTAGTAATACACTTTATTAGATACTCAGGCGTATCTGGATAGCGTGGGAAATGTCTCACAACTACATAAGAATCATTAGACCAATTAACAGTAATCCCAGAATCAACTGCTATTTTAATTTGATTTAAATTCATTAGAATACATCCCTTTCTAAGTGGTCTACAACTGTTAAACATTGGTCAGGACTCATCTCGTTTACTAATCCTGTAATTACGTCCGACTTGTTCATATGTCGGCAATAATCTTCTAATCTTTCGATTAGGTCACATCTGATTTCGTTAGGTGTCATTTTTTTTTAGGGTGGTTGATGGTTTCATTGATTAATTCTTTTTCTTTAAGTTCCTTAATAAAATTCTCCGAGACTCCTATAAAGTCTTGATAACTTTTCTCTAAGTTTTTAAAATCTGAATTCGTATATTTCATCTATTTAGACCATTGCTAGGAACTAAACAAAACATCTTTAATTGTTCAAGGTGTCTTGCTTGCATTGCTTGAGTGATCTTATTCGCATGGAATGAGATTAGCTCTTGTCTTGTGAATTGTGGAAATTGTAGAGATTCCATTTTTGGTTTGGGTTTTTGGTTTGGGTGTTCTATTTTACCGTCTCCAGCTTCAGTATCAGGTAAGAGCTAGTTTCTTGATTTGAATTGCTACCAGCTGGATTTGAGATAGGAAGACGGTAAGAAAAGCGAATAAAAGTGAAATAATTGTTGTATGTATTAAGTATAGACATAGGTGAACCACTTGTAAACTAATCGTTTAGTAAATGTTGATAACTTAACAATTCTAAAAACTTAGCCTAGCGTGATAGACTAAGTGAAACCAAGAGTAAACAAAATGAAAACTCTGAACGACTGGACACGCTGCGACACGTTCGATGACCTAGAGGAGTATCTAGAGGAGCTAGGAGAAAATTATCTGCTAGGCTTGTTGAACTGTGCGGATAGTGAAGGACTGCTAGCCCCTGTGGATGCTGAGCAGCTCCTAAGCGAGCATGGAGAGGAGCTAAGTAATTATGTAGATGATACCAAAGACGACCGATTACAAGCTGCCTACCTCGTGCAGTGGCTAGGCTACTGAATCCAGACTAAAAAATTATTGAGCTGAGCCGTACCCTACACGGGGTGGGGTTTCGGCTTTTTATTTACTACGACATGAGGTGGGTACCATAAATATATATTGGAAATCAAGATTTTTTCTTTTCGACCTTGATAGAGAGTTCGGGTGCTTGGACATTAATTGTTTCGACTGATTCACCTACGACTTTGCCCATGTCAGCTAGGAGTTGAGCGACTGTTTGAAGTTGTCCTTTTTTCATAGCTTTATCTATGGCACGGAAGCGCATAGTTTGGATACGGCTTATTACTGAGCCACGTTCTACGGCCCAATCTTCTTCATTCCACTTTCTAATTTGATCCCAATCATCCCATCCTGTACGTTCGGTGATACCTTCACGACTAGCGTGGTCTATGACCAGTTGTCTGGCGGGCATACCATCAGATTGTCTACGGTATAGGCGTTGTCTTCTAGCTAGGATTTCGTCTTTAGATGCCACGGGACTAGGGGGAGCTAGTATTATTAATAAAAATGATAATGTATGACGGTAAAATCTGCACCAGAAATTAATTTAAGGTGGGCACAGGGGGAGGTGTTTAATAGTGAGAAGAGATTTAGGGTGTTGGTGGCGGGGAGGAGGTTTGGGAAGAGTTATTTGAGTTGTATTGAGTTGTTGAGGGGAGCGATTGAGAAGCCAGGGGAGACATTTTTCTATTGTGCGCCAACGTATCGGATGGCGAAGGATATTGCGTGGAAGGCGTTGAAGAAGCTGGTGCCGAAGGTATGGATAGCGGCAAAGAATGAGACAGATTTGAGACTTGACCTTGTTAATGGTTCCTCCATAGAGCTGAAGGGGACAGAGAATGCGATGGCATTGAGGGGGAGAAGTTTATCGGGGGTTGTGTTGGATGAGGCGGCTTTTATGAGTTCGGAGGTGTGGTTTGAGGTCATTAGACCTGCGTTAGCTGATAAACAGGGGTGGGCGTTATTTATTAGTACACCTGATGGGACGGCTAGTTGGTTTTATGATTTATGGTGTTATACGGCGAGTGATCCTACGGGGGAATGGCAGAGATGGTGTTATACGACTATTGAGGGGGGCAATGTACCAGAAGAGGAAGTTGAAGCAGCTAGGGCGCAGTTAGATGAGAGAACATTTCGGCAGGAGTTTGAGGCAAGTTTCGAGAATTTAACTGGGTTGGTTGCTGTTAGTTTTGGTGATGCAAATATTTCGACTGATGCGAAGGATATTAATGTGATGCCAATACTTTTAGGAGTTGACTTTAACGTAGATCCGATGTCAGGAA